AATCCAATCTTTTCTTCTAAACGCTTATAACGCTCAGCACACAATTCTACGTGCAACTCTAAGCTGGTCTGTTCTGTAATCGGTCCATTGGCTGGCATTTCGGCTATTCCGTAAAAAAGTCCTGCAAACTCGAGTCTGCAAGCAAGTTGTGAGTTAAAAATGAGCCTAGATGAGTCGATTACAACGATTGTTTATATAGTTATATTTAGCCCAATTAGAAAGAATCGTGGCGTATGTAAAACGTGTTCGTGTCTGGTCCAGACGTAATGAGCTTGCCGTCTAATGCGGCTGTTTCGGAGAGACCTGTGATTGCAGTGTTACCAATAGAGTCGGTGGTCAATGTTTCTTCTGTCATTTGCCCAACTCGCTCAGCAATCCACTTTAAGCACCAGACACGATGCACGCCTTTGATATTTTCGCCAAATAGCCCATTGGTGACATCTTGCTGATCAATGCATTCAACCCCAGCGAGCAACGGTTGACCGCGACTAGCAATAATATTCATTAGTGTGGCCAGATTACTGCGACTATCATTACTGCCTGGGCCAATATCATACAGAGTCCAAGCCGTAAAGAATTCTGGGTCAGCGCCCATATGTGCTCCAGGAATCATCCAGGATTTTTTATCTTCTCTTTTTTGCATCATTTAACCGACGCAATCGCTCGGCCAAGTGCATATCCTGTTAAGCCTGCGGCACCTACTTTGGCAACGCTCTTTAAAAAACTGTCACTTGAACGTGAACCGGCGATTGCACCTGCACCTAATGCCGCAAGTTCAGCATTGCCTGCATCTGTAATTTCGTAGCCTTTGTTTTTTGATAACACATCTAGCACTGGTAAAAATTCACTGCGCTTGCCTCTTACACGATAGTATTGTAACAATCTTGTGACGCACAATTCTCTCTGGTGAGTAGTAAGATTTTCCCAGTCAGTAATTAATCTACGTAAACTTTTATAATTGCTTACATCAATGTCCATCTGTCCTTCCAATCTATACATTAGTCTGATGGCCGTTACTCTATCGAGTGTGCCATTGGCGATTCCACTTAGGAACTGCTTTACTAATTTAGTGTTGGCACGAAGCTGTTTGGCTAATACTAAGTTCTGATCATGTGCTTTTAGCTGTTGGGCGGTACCACCTGTTGGGTTTAACAAAATATGTAAGCCTTGGTATAAGTCAGTACCACTGATTCTTGGCGCATTGAAGTTGCCAAATGCCAAAGTACGTTGTGCATAGTCTTTAGCAAATGGTGCTGTTTCAAACTCCTTGCTTAACATGTAAAGAGTTAGCATGTTTAGAAATACGCTGTCTACTGTGTCACGTAGTGTTAGCTGGCCAAGGTATGTATTACGAAACATCTTGCTTTCGTTACAGTTTTCATTAATGAAACTAAAGCTGTTGTCTTGATTGTCTTCCATATTACTTGTCCTTGTCTTTCATAAACACAGGGCGGTTAACTAATTTAATCTTGCCGTGTGGTGTGGCTGAAACAAAGCCTTCGTGACCCGAACCTGTTTGTACACTGCTAGTATCAGCACCAACGTGCTTGTCAAGTTGATCTTTAATCTTGTGCTTGATAACTGTAATGCCAGCAACAATGTCCCACGCTGTTTGGAATGGAGCCTTGAATTGGTTGATGTGTGCTTCAACGTTGGCTTGCTTGTTAGCCGACAAGCCGCTCGGACCCTTTAACCAAGCCATGAACTCGTTTGCAACTGCTTTACCGTTTGTAATTTCCTGACCGCTTCGTGCTTTAAAGTTAACAAAGCTCTTGAAGATATCTGGTAAGTTAGAAATTTTTAATGCACCAATTGCAAACGGATCTAACATGTCGTCAATCTTGGCGGCTGCTGGACTGTTAATAAGTGCTTGCACTTTCTTAATGTCTGCGGCTGGTAATTTAACTGTGTGTTCTTGTGTTAGGTTGGTCGATGGACCAAATACTACTAGGCCAGGAACAGATTTAATACCAACTGCGTCTGGGGATGTTGGTGTTGGTTCGGCTGTAGCAGAGGCGGCTTCGTCTGCAGATTCATACATGCCGTGAACTGCAATGCCTGCACGACTCTTAACAATCTTCTTACCAACTTCACTGGTCTTGTCAATATGATATTCAACCTTGTTTGGTTTAAAATTTACTCGCTCATCGTCGATGGTTAAATCTTGTGCTTTCATCCAAAGCATATCGCCTTGGAACATCTTGCCTACGTTTTTAGAAGGAGTTGCACGTTTTAACAAATCATACATACCACCAAAGTGTGCGGCATATTCTGCGCGGCCAGGGCTGTCTGGCTTACGATTATAAATCATTGCAGACACTTCTTCTGCGCTTGTTGGACGACCGTCATACTTTTTAGCACCAATACCAGCTTTGTCTGTCACAATGAATGTGTTTTTATCTAACCAACCAAAGATAACTGCCGGGCTACCGTCCCACTTGATAGTTGTTGTGTCGTGATGTGACTGCGCCGCATGTGTTAGTGCAGTTAGCGCACGTTGAGCACCTTCGATACCGTTTTCATCAAACATAATATCTTCTGGGTGATCAATTCGAGCCTTTGCTTCTTTTAGGACTCTCTTTCTAGGTTGTGCTACTTCAAATATTTTCATGCTGTTTTATCGTATGCGGCGCGGGCCTCATCATAAATTCGTTTCATGTCTGGTCCAGATAACCCTGGATTGGCCGCTAGTGCTCGGCGAACTGCGTCTTCGCCGGCTGTATGGGAATCTTCTAATGCTTTAAACTCTGGATTGTTTTCTGCTTGTGCGGCTGCGGCTGGTGTTGCTTGTTGCTCAAAGTTCATACTTTTAATTTTGGCATGTACAGCTCGTGCCCACTCTTTATAAATCTCAAATGCTTTTGCTCTTGGTGGCTGTTCTGCTACAGCAATCTGCAACCACGCTTTAAATTGTTCTTCAATCAACTGTTCAGCTTTATTGACTACAGCATTAACTGCCGCAGGGTCAACATCAGAACTATGTCCAGACAGCAATCTTGTTAGCGTTTGATTGCTTACCAACAAAGGTGAGCTTGCTAACATTGCTTGCATTTGTTCTGTAGACAAATTCAAATACTTTTTCTGAATGCCAGTTTGACCTGTAATCATGCTAATCAGCACAAGTTCTTCTAAGTTGTCTCTTAGATCAACGTTTGGATTCAATGATTTTAAATCTGGACTTTGTTGTGAGAATAAAACTTTGTCAAGTTGTGCGCTTGCGGTCTTAAAGTTTTCTAATGCGTCTGGATCAACTTCTGCTGTTTCGGCATCTTCTTGTTGGGTTTGGATAAAAATAATTGTAGCGGCTATAATCATCGATATAGCGTTTAATGCCGACTCTATATCCATACCAATGGCAGCTGATCCTGTGCCACCAAGGATAGCATCAAACAACAATCTAATTTCGTTATTGGCGCCGACATTACTTGACAAGACCAAGCGTTCAATGTCTGTGCGATTAGATTTAACTGTTGGACCAACTTGTGCAATATCAACTTGCATTTGATCAGCGGCTGCAACTTTATCAGCGGCTGCTAATGCTTGTTGGTAAATCATTTTTACTGGTAACGGGACTGCGCCAGAATTGATTTGATCTAGTTGGTTTCCCAAACGTTGTGTAACACGTGGTCGAGTGCCATTTGTAATAGCATCTGCAAACTTACGCAAGGCTGCATTGCTACCACGCAAAGCGCGAATGATACCAGTTGGGCCATCCCCGCCTGCCATGTTTTGAACTTTAGCTACTAAGTTGTCTAAAAATCCCTCATCTAATTGACGCTGTAGGTCATTAACTTTCATTGCTCGTTTTCCTTAATTGCTCTTACACCTCGAGCAAACTTAGCAGGATCACCGTTTTTAATGGCTAGTTGCAATCTTCGTACCAGCTCTTCGGCTTGGTGCGGGGGATAGTTAGTTTGTATAATTTCAACTAGATTGATAACGCGGGCAATAGCCTGTGTTGCTAGTCCCTCAACAAGCAAGTGCTTGTCTTGCTGTGGTACTAGGCCTGTTATTTCTTCTAGGATGCTACGAGTTTGTTTACGCATGATTAATATATTTAGCTAAATAAAGTTAATAGGAGACTCTGAAAATGCAACTTTCACCGAGCGCACAAGATTTGAGAGATTTAGCTAATAAGCTACAACAGCTCAGCGAATACAATACAAGTGCCGATACGCACGAACCAAACCACGAAATTACAGATAGCGAACTAAGCCGCTTAAAAATTGCACTACGCCCATTGGTTGGTAGTGATATGCAAAGCCGTTTTATGCAAGTGTTGAACAAAATGGTTAGTGGCCAGCCAGTTACTTTTGCAGAATCACAGCTTATTACAGCCGCCTTTATTAGCATGGCCGATATTGTTGCAAGTGATACGTCATTGATTTCTCGTTTACGTGCTGACATTAAAGATTACAATGCAAATACAGGCGGGGACAATGAAGAAGGCAATGAATATAGCCCAGGATTGAGCGCAAGCGATTTCGAAGAACCAGAAGCTGTTGAGCTTCCGGCTGATGATCGCAATTTAAAATAATTAAATTTCACGGCTAACAATAGCCCTTAGTGCATCTCTGTTAGAATTACTAACAACCGGTGCAGTTAAGGGCTTTGCCTTGGGTATGCCAGAATCTGGTTTTTCTAAATCAAACCCTTCTTTAGCCTGTGGCTTTTCCCAACTTGTAGATCGCAGAGAACTTGCAGTACTAGTATCAATTGGTGTTCCCATTGTATTACGTTTTAGCTTGTCATAGACATCGCCAGGTTTAGTAGTGCCACTGCTTTGATCACCATCTTGATCACTGATACGCAAAGTATCTGGATTGAAACTTAGGTCAATCTTTTGTCCAACTGCACCAGAAGAACGTGTCTTCATAAACTGCAACTGTACCATACAACGTTCACGCATTGTAGGAGTAGAGAAGATACCAAATACGTTATCAGCAGTTTGAATCTTAGACAAACCACCAGCAATCATAGAATGGTCAAACTCTACACTTTCAACCGCAGAACGGTTCAACTGCGAAGCTGTTGCCAACAATAGCTGTTCACTAACAACCAAGTTACGCAATTCTTCTGCTACCAACTTGTCCTTAACGAACATGTCGCTAACACTAATCTTTTGACTTGCTGGCATCATCAAGTCTAAGTAGTCAACTAAAATTGCATCTACTTTAATCTTGCGCTGTGTTTGGAATTCACGCACCCAAGACAAGATATCGTTTGCAGTAATGCCGTTAGTCAACTGTACGATTTGTAGTACGCCAGCTTTCTTACCATTCATACGAACTTTAAGATCAACATCCTCAAGTCGCTTAAACACTTCTCGAGTGGGCGTGTCTGTTAGCATAGCGTCCATACGCATAGCACACAAGCCTTCTGAAAGTTCTAGTGAAAAGTAAACAGTATTCAATCCAGCCATTGACCAGTTTAGTGCTAAGTTTTGCAAGAACAAACTCTTACCTGCACCCGACGCTCCGGCAAAGATGTTTAGCTCACCTCTGTTAAACCCACCGTACAACTTATCGTCAAGTGCCTTCCAACCTGTCGTTAACTGTCCGTTATTATTCTTTAGTGCATTTAGACGACCACTCGGATCAGCAAAGTAGTCTGTACCAAATGTCTTTGGCAAGCCAACTTGTACTGCATCTTTGATTAGCTTTTCAACTGCACCATACTGACTCTTGTCTAACATGTCAGCACTTTGAAGGATAGCCTTCTCTAATGCTTTATGTCTTGCAAAGCCTTCAAACTCTGCCAGGAACCAACTGCTATGTTCAACTGCTTGTGTTTCTAAATGCGAAAGCTCTGTGTTTGTTGTTGCTTTTACTTGTGTAATGTCTGGAATGTTTCCATGTTCATTTACATAAGCCTTAATAAATTCTGCCGCACCTCGCAACCTGCGGTCAAAGTGATCGGGATCTAGTACGTTTTGGCAACGTGCTGCCAAGTCCCTGTTGCTGACTAAGAAGTCCAAAAATAGTTTTTGTAACTCATAGCCGTATTCTTTTACATCATCTGCCATTATTATAGTTTTCCTTTACGCACACCAACGGCGTGCTATTAATTTAATCTTCAAAGGGGAGGTCTCAATCGCCGATATCACGCTTTGTAGTGTAGCAACTCGCCCAAAGTGTTGTACTGCATCATTAGCATCTTTAATGCCGTCTGGCCAGTCTGGAAAGCTCACGCTCCAACCTAGCTCTGCCGCTTGCATTGCCAATTGTAGGCCAGCCCGATCTCTGTCCGGTAACACCACTGGTTCGTTATCAATGTCTTCGATAATCTTTGCTTGTTCAGGACTAATGCTGTTAGTCATAATAGCAACACCATCTAAACTTAGTGCATCATACTCGCCTTCAACTACTAGTGTATATTTTCTTGCCTGGCTTTGTTTATCTAAGTTAAACACAAAGCTAGCAGGACGACTTGCAATAATCTTTGCAGTGCCTTTGGGTACTTCGCCAATCCAACGTGCATTGTAGCCTACTAACTTACCCTCATCAAAAAAAGGTAGGATAGCACGATTGTTCATGCCTTGTATGCTACTGGGACTAGACAACCAATCAGTTAGTTCAAGTACTTTTCTACTGTCTAAGTACTCGGCTGCTTCTAATGTTATGTCTTGTATTTCCCACGGGAACTCGATCTCGGGCCAATCGGGCTTTTTGAAAGGTTCGTGGACTGTGTTTTCATCGTCATCAACTACTTGATCCCACAGTTGGATCTTGAGGCGTTGAATTTCACCTTCGTCAATGCCAATAGCTCGCATAAACTTGATCAGCTTAATGCCAAGCCGTTGTCCCGGTCTCCAGCCTGTTGTGTAGCCGCAGTTAAAGCAATGATAGCCTACGCGGTCTTCTTCAAACTTAATGCCACCGCGATGTTTAGTATCTGGACGTGCTTGTCCGTTTTGGACGCACACTGGGCAGTTCATAGTTAACCAGCCGTTGGTGTTGCGCTTTAACGCAGGTAGGTGGGCTTGTAATGTAGATTCAACTATGCTCATATAGAGCTAGTTTACACTCTTATAAGAACTTTGTCAAGGGTACCAGCGTTCGAAAGGCTATCTTGCTTTACGATACGCAACCAACGAACACCAGCATAGAAATTGTATGGGTCAATGCCAGTATAACCATTCAAGTCCATATTATGTGTTTCATAGTCTTGTGGCTTTAGGTTGCCCCACAATGTGGAACCAGTTACTGTTTCATCCAATGTACCTTGTACAATTACTCGACCAGTCCAATTGCTACCATATAATGCCACTGTGAAAAGGCTTGTATCTTTTCTGTAGAACTGAGGGCCGTTAAATGCACTAGATACTACTAATCCGCCAACGTCTGTCCAAGTTGTAACCTCTTGGGTAACACGGCTTGTTGGTACAACTGCATCCTTAACTTCGACATCAAACGCACCTTGTTGGGCGCGGTTCCAAGTTAGGGCAGTTTCCAATCCATTAGCATCAACAAAGGTGGCACCCAAAGAATAAATGCCAACTGGTAGCGTCATTAGATCACGAGCAAAAACAGTCAAACGAGCTTGTCCGTTTTCTTCTACTGTTGCCATAGCACGGCGACGGAAAATAGTAGTGCCAGTGGTTCTATCCCACATTGTAACAGTTAACTCGCGGCGTAGTAAGCTAACAGGACGACGATCTGTACCTGTGATAGTAAGATCTAAGATGTTATCAACGCCTTTAAACCATACAATACGTTGGTCAGTATAGCTTGGTGCGTGACGTGTAGAGCTTGGGCCGGTACCGGCGCCGGCGTAGTTCAATGATGCTGTTGGAATACTTGAGTTTAATGTGGCCATGCTCTTATTTAGCGATTAGACCTGTGATTTTCAAAATGCTAAGTAAGCATGATGGACAGCAAAGTTAAAGAATTTCTAGAACGTTTCCCGTTTATGAGCTTAGTGCGGTACGGAGAGAACGAGTTAGTTGGTATTATACAAAACAGTGATAATGTAGTTGTCACCATGTATGTCTACAACCTACTAAAGGATGATGCTGATAAAGTTGCTTTCATTGAACAAGGGGAAGAATGGTGGTGGGGTTCTAACCGTTTAATTCCTATCAACATTGTGCTAAAAGAACCTATGCGCCAATTTACATACGCATTAAAAACTTATAGCACCAAGGATTTTGAAGTACTATACGGTCACCAAACCAGCTTGGCTAATGTTATAACAAAACGTACCAAACGACGTCAAATCAGTTTGGTGCGTAAAATGCGTTAATCTATATTAATGTAATCTGTAGCCGGGTTGCTATCAATCCAAAGTTTATCTGTGCCTTGATATTTCGCAATACTTCTGTCAAGCAAGTCAACGTATTGATTCACTTGTTGCGGTGTTGTAAGTTTATCCCGCCATATAAACAAAATTTTTCTAGCTGTCGGTTTCCAAGTACTTGCATGTTTTGTTCTTAGATTGTTCCATGCATAGGAATTTGTGTCCTCTAATTTTGGTAAGGGCACATATCCATTGCTGTGTTGTTTAATAGGATCAGTGAGTAGACTTAGAGTTTCTGATATATTAGAGTCAAACAATTTTATACGCATTGCCAATGGCATATCTATCATGCTTGTGTGATCTCGATGTGCCGGGACTCTATTTGCGCTTGACCACATGTTCCATCGAAAGTTTTTTTGCCCAATCCAGGGCATCAGATCGTGAATTTGCTCAAATATTTCAGGAAACTCTGTGTAAATAGATTCTACAATGTTTCGTGTCCAGACGGGAGTCCAGGAATTTACATTGCTGTCAATTGACAAGTAAGTAGATTTTGTTGCATTAAATGTACCTGAACTCAAATCTTCAACTTGCTTACCAGCATGCTTTCCATTCTGGAAAAAGAAAACAACAAACTTTTGCAAATCGTGTATCTGTATCTTTGGGATATCGTATGGTACGAACAGATATTTGCCGTATGTTTTTTCGAGCTCAGTATAAAGAGTTTTAACTTCAGGAAGTTTACTTAACTCGTGATTTCGTAGTTCTGTTAAATTTTCTTTGGTTTCAACAATGACGCCACCTTCTTTGCGCTCGACATTTTGTGCAGTGTATGTTGCTTGATTAATTTCAGTGCTCATGCAAATATTTATGAGCAGTTATGACCCAAGTTGCTCGCATATTAAATTCATTTGTGCAACGATGGCAACTGCGTAGGCAACTGCATGAGCCTTTTTAAAGTAGTACTCACCATTCTCTGGCTTCGTCCACACTTCCTTCAGAATCATATTCCATGATTTCCCAATCAGATAACGTTTGGCTGGGCGAATCATCGCAAGGACGGCAGCTAATTGTTCCACGGAAGTAGGGCAAGTCTTCTTCAGAACATCCCCATGCCCGTTTAAATGAAATAACAGATTTACAAAGTCGTCTTGTTGTAGCAGATCCCATAATGGCTCCTGGTTGGCTAGTTGGTCTAAGTGCTCTTTACTTTTAACGCCCTGATATAAACTCACGTTCAATAAGTCTACTTTAAAGAATCCCAATTCTTCTGCTTGCTGGTAATCAAGATCACACCATCCTGTAAAGGGGTTGGTAGGTACAGGATGGAAGTATACCCCAGTCTTATGCTTTTGTCTATTGCCGTTTGGCATACGTTGCATTGCAGGAACGTGGTCTAGTAGTTTTAATACTTGTTCACGATCTGCAAAGTCAATGTCTACGTCAGGTAAGTTCATTATTTCTTAAATGTTGTTTTAACGATGTTTATTAAATCTTCTTGTTGTTGTTTGATAGCAAGTACTTCTTGTGTCATTTCGTTAAGTCGCGCTAAAACAATTTCAAGTCGTGCTTCTAATTTTGCGTAGCGAGTGCCTGCGTCATTAGTGTGTTGATCCACAATGCCTGACTTTCGTTTTGTTTTATTTTGTTTATCCACCATTTAGTATCCACATGCTTGGTAATTGTATCAATTTGTCCTGGTTCCATTCTATCTAACAACTGCTGTGCGGCTTCTGCTGAGTAAATGATCCAAGGACTAATACCGTCCCATAGTTATCATATTCATTGCTGTAGCCGGTGCAACTTTGTTAAAAAAATCTTGCCATCTATTGTTTGTACGCTCTCCCCAGTCAACCATTGCTAGGATAGTGCGTTCTAATGCACGTTCTGAAGTTTCCTTCTTTGCCGCTTCTTGTACATATAGTTGGTAAGTTCCTGGCTTTGTCCAATCACTTAATCGAACGCTCATTTTAAAAAGCCAGTTTGTAAACTTATTGCTTTCTAAAGGACGTAACTCAATCAAGTAGTTAGCAAATTTTACAAATCCAATATAGTCTGCGCTCCTTATGAAATCGTCGATTGTCTTTTCTTTCTTTGTATTAGGACTTACATATTTCATAAAATCCAACCATACGCTAAAAGCAATACGACTTTCAGGTTCATCCTTATTCATCCATCTGCGTTTGCGTTCACACATGTGGCTACTTAAGGTGCGCTCACGTGTAAATGCCTTTCCGCAGAAGCGACATTGGTAATCCTGTACCATTATTTAAACAAATCCTTAAGATCTTTATTACCCATGTTTTTGGCAACTGCTATATCCTCTAACACATCATTACCGTTAAGGGTACGGAACAGTTCAATCTCCTCATCATCCATTGAAGGGAACTGTTCAATTAGCCATGCTGTTAGCTTATCTTTCTTGGCACCCTTAGGCGGAATGAACTCATGTCGCATCTTGTGGCCAATGCCACATAATGCAAGAGTGCGCCAACGTAGTTCATCATGAGCACTACCTACTGCAATGTAATCTAAGTTAGACAAGTCGTTGACTGTTGTCAAATAGTACTCTTGCAGGTCCTGTGTGCCTTGCACTTGGCTACCCCAACGTTGTGCCATATAGGTGCTTAACGCTTTAAGCCCTTCATCATCTAACTTACTGTAGTAATCACCTTTACGTAGGTCTACTGCCGCCATTACTTGGTCAATTGGCAGTTGATATTTTGCAGTAGCAGGAGCTTTCTTTTTAGTAGCCATGCGTATATTTTAAAACCAAATTTTGTTTAAGTCAAGCACTTCTGGAATTTTGTTTGTTTCTTTGACAAAGAACGCACACACGGGTTCGTTACCTTTTTCAAGTGGCACTGCTAACAAGTGGCCGAACTTTAACTTGGGCACATACCACTTTACTTCTTGGTAAATGTTAACTACTTCAACTCGTTGCCATTCTGGTTTGTATCCATTAATAGGATTAAACACAAACGTAGAGAAGCCGCGGTCATTGATGCTCATTACGTTGACAACTTCTGGTTCGCCATGATCTGGTTCGCCAATTACCAGCGACCAATCCAATGGTACCTTTACCTCTGTCTTGCCAATGCGTAGCACTGCGGCCGGGCAAGAGAAACTTTCAAGAAATACCAATGGTACAAAAATATAATCTACTTCGTTTGGATTTGAATAATCCAATACTCCATAACGCAAGTCTTCATCAATCTCTTCGGGTAGACGATCTAAGTCGTATGACCGATTGTCGACTGTTAAAATGTTCATTTGTAAGTAACCTTTTCTGTTTGGTATGGATAATTTGCTTCGGTATAAAATTTCTTCCTCGTAGTGAGGTGACGTTTGGCAAACTTAGCCGTTGAAGTAACGTCCCAAATTTGCACAAAGTCTTTGTCTTGTGCTTTTCTTATCCCGCGGCCAATACTTTGAATAACTCGGACAAACGACTTCCCAGGCTCAACAAGTACCAAGTTGAAGATGCGAGGAATATTAATACCAACAGCCGCGACACCATATGTCGCAACGATAATTTTGTTATCGCTTGTAGTGATTTCGTCGTACTCATCTTTTCTATCCTTTGATTTCATTGCACCCGATACAAATACACTGTCGGGTAATCTTTCTACTAGCATCTTGCCAGTAGCAATACGATCAACAAGAATAAGCGTATTGCCGGCTAAACTGATCGTTTCAAGTGTTTTGGCCAGGTGATCTAATCGCTTTTCATTTGACGTTAGGTACGTCAATTCTTCTTGGTATGTTTTGTACTCTACCTTGTCATCAAACTGTAGTACCTTAACGTGGCAGTTGGATAACACACCCATGTCTTGTAGTTCGCTTGCAGGTAGCCTGTGTAGTACTTCGCCCAATGATGCGATAAGGCTAACATATTCATGTTCTTCTTTGGGAACAGTACCAGTTAGTCCCCAACGAATTGGTATGTGTGCAAATGTGCTTGTTAGCAAGGTACGCAACACATCTGCTTTTGCCATGTGAACTTCGTCAACAATAACTGCAATTAGATCGTCAGTGACTGCTTCAATACCAATTGCACTTGTGCCTTCTTTGTTCTTCTTAATAAGGCTGTTAATACTTTGCCATGTTGCAATAGTATGTGTATGCCCAAGGTCTTTCTCGTCACCAAAGTACACACCAACATCTAATCCCATGTTAACATAGTCAGCATGTGTTTGGCGTACCAAGTCCTTGTTTGGTACAATGACAAGTGTGCGACCAAACGGCTCGCATGTTAAACTCAGTGCCGCAGTCATTAGTGTCTTACCTGCGCCTGTAGCAATTTCTTGTACACCTTGTGGGTTAGCAAGATAGCGATTAATACAAGCTACTTGGTAGTCACGAATCTTAATAGGTTGACCCTCTGCAGGGTGTCCTTTAGGCCAAAGTATGTGACTAAACGTGTCTTCGGTAACTTCAGTAAACTTGATGTTCCAGTTAGGACGCTTGTCATCAATTTCAATTTGCCAGCCTTCCTCATCAAGGATAGGTAGCACTCTATCTAGCAAGTTTAGATAAGTGGCTCCGGCTGTTGTAAAGAAACCAATCTTGCCGTCCCACCTTCCTAATCGAAAAGCAGGTACGTGATATGCATGGGGTAGCATATACTTTAATTTGGTTTCGCATTTGCGACGAGTACTTGGATCAAGATCATGGAACTTGATATTGACTTCGTCTTTAATTTCTAATCGTGTTATTCCAGGCATATTCTATTATAACACTTTTGTAAGTTGATGTCTATTCATTAGCTAGATACTTATAGTAAAAACCATGGTTTTGAAAAAGCAATTTGTCCGTTATGTAGAAAAAAGAACAGACTCCGAAGAGTCTGTTCTACCGACATCCATCCACGCAAATAGTCAGCTGTCGGTAAACCGTTAACCTCCGTGCTTTAGGAGATACTTGTTAGAAATTGCCTTGAACGAAACTGCCTTTTCGTGGCACTTGAAAACTACACCTTCACGTTCGCATCCGATCATGCCCATAACTGACTTGCCTTCGGCAAACTTTAAGATTTGATCCATGTTGGTAAGACCAAGTGTGTCAGTTAGCCGAGCCGAATATGCAAGTACGGGGCAGTGGTTAAGTCCATGCTCTGCAACAAATGCCTTACGCTCGCCTGGTGTAAAGTAACGACCAGCATCAATATCGTAAATGTCGTACACAAGGAAATCTTGATCACGCATTTGGTAAATGTTGCCTTGAATGCCGTTGCCTACAATTTCACCTTGGATAGCAATGTTACGACCGATGCCAATCAACTTAGCAGGCAGGTTGTACTTGTTTGCGGCACGCCATAGTGAGTTATCTGCGTTAGGCTTAAGGTCAAGGTTACGCGAACACACACCTACTTCACCATCACGCATGTACACTGTCATTGACGAGCCTTCTAGCTTTTCGGTAACTTCCCAATGCAGTTCATCATTGTTCAGCCATTCAGCAAGTTCGACCTTTAAGTTTTGAATACGCTCTTGATCAGTCTTGGGAATAACTGACGGAAACATACCTTTAACTTCACCAGCAAGCTCTGCAGGCACCGGTGCTTCGTACTTGACAATACCAAGTACTTCCGAAACATCTGTACCTTCGTAGTCAGTAAACTTTGCCCCGGGTCCTGCACCAATATCAATTGCCATCTTAGCAGTAAACGGTAGCAACAGGCCTTGTGACAGTTGGCCGCGCAACTTCATTGTACGCAAACGTTCGCCTTCGACTCCTTCAAAAGTCTTTGCATAGTGGCCGGGCTTGGTTAGGAACGGAGCAATAGCAGTAGGAATGAACGAATCAATTTCGCAATACACTGCAAGGTCGCCTACGTTGTATTCACCCTTCTTGGTAACTACTGTCCAACCACCTACAACGGCGCACTCGATTGCATCTGCACCTTCAATAGGTCTTAGCGAATCAATCTTTCTAATGGTTGCCATCTTACGCATATAAATTCCTTAAGCAAAAAGTTGTTGTGGTACAGATCCAAACAACGAATACAGTGTCCTACTAGGGGTAGAAGCAACTGCAAGTTTCATATTCTTTTTAGCGGCTTGACTCTTGTAGTAGTCACGTGCAATTCTATTACGGATCGCCCCGCGACTGTTATTACAGTGAAAGCATGCGGCAACTAAGTTTGAAGGCGATTCAATCTTCTTGTTACGGGGGCTAGCCCATTTATCACGCAAGTGTTCAACTGTTGCATGTTGCGGGGACTTTCTATCTTGATTCATTTCGCAATTGCAATAGTAACATTTATTGCCTTGCTTTTGAACCAACGCTAAAAGTGTCATAACAGTTCCTTGACAAACAGGACTTATTGACATTGCCTGTTTTGGTAACTTACTCGCCGCGCTTCATAACCGTAGTTTCTGCAAGACGCTTCCACTTGTCAGAGCCTTCGCCACACATCTTCTTCAAGTCTGCAATCTTGATAACAGTACGCAGGCTCAGTTCGCGCAAACGATCTTTGTTAGTATCAACGTACTCGTACAGTTCTTGCTTGGCACCTTCTTCGAACTCGTAGTGGTCCAGCATACCGTCCATCATAATTTGCTTGATACGAAGCATCTTGTCACGGGCGGTGTCGAGCGTGAGGTCCAAATAGTGACAGCGACTCTCCAATGCACCCAAGTGGTCCTTCAACTTAGCACTCTTAACGTGCTCAAACTTGATGTTAGTGATAAAGATAGCAGAGCCTTTGAACTCGAAGCGATCCGGTACACCTTCTTGACGCAACATACGGCTATCAGTGTTCCAGCAAATAGTACGCTTCTTGGAACTGTCCAGAGCGGCTTTCAGAATGTTAAGTGACAACTCGTCAAGCAACACAGAGTCACAGTCGTCAAACACGAGCACGTTACCTGCATCGCTGTAATTGTAGAGCTTGCAGTACAGTCCGATGGCGCTCATTGCACCTTTGACAATTTCGTAACGTGGGCGGTTGCCACCAATCTTGTCAAACATGGCGCTCTTGTCAAGCACCTTCTCAACACCAAAGCTCTTACCAACGCCAGGAGGGCCAACAACAATCATAGCACGAACTGAGCCATCGACAGCGCCTTCAGTCATTTCCTCGAGAATGTCAAAACGCTCGCGGATACGTTCAATGGCTTGTTCGTCTGTTTCTTGCACTTTGGGTTCCTTACGTTTGGGGGCGTCAAAGTTGCCCTCAACACTGGTTGCACAATCTGCGGCAGTTGACGGGATAACGTCACGCATAGATTCTACTTTAATGCGAACTTCGCGGCCTGCCTTAATAAGGGGTTCAAAGGACTCATCTGCGACTACAGTGACGTACCCACCTTTAGAGCCTTCTTTATAATCTGACACGAGCTTGAACGTTTGATTAACAACGTTAAAGTTACGATACGTACCTTTTGCGATAGTAATGTATGCTGACATTTGGGTTCCTTTGCGTGGATGTTTAACTTACTACAATATCTATTATGCTACCAAACGGTTCAAAAGTCAACCGTTTTTTGGCTATTTTGGGCGGTTTTTAGCACTTGTTGCGTAAAAACAACACCCCCGTTGATGCTTTGATACAAATCTGCTACTTCTTTGAGGTAAAATTGCATGATTTTACCGCTTTTTGTAATCAGTGTGTATTGCATGGTGTCCTTTGCTGTCTATGTGTTTATTATACTGCTTTTGGACCTGGGCGTCAACCACTTTTTTGGAATACCATAGTAAATTTTAGGGGAATACCATAGTAAATTTTTGTTGTATTTTAGCCACAAAAAAGGTAGTACTAAGTACTACCCTAAAAATTGTCTATTTTTTAAGCAGATTAGCGAAGCTCTGCATCTTCCATACCTGCTACCCGCAATTTTACAACATTAGAAAGTTGCCATTGCTTGATGTCAAGTGCTTTAGTAAGACCTAAAAACTTGTTACGAACAAGTGCAAACTCATTCACAATAGCATCCATGTCACATACTTCAGGTTCGCCATCTACATATTTTTCTGCATCGCGACTTGTTAAGGCACGATTATAATGTTCTGTAAATTGACGGAACTTAGCACTGCGAATCTTACGAAGCTGAATATTAAGTTGCTCTAGTATAGCTTCAATTTCTTGAAGCTGATTGAATCGATATTCTACAATGCCCGGCATTTCGCGGCTGGCTTTTTCTAAACTACCAACTAGCTTTAATTCCATGCGGCCTTGAATTAGTTCACCTTCGAACCACTCAATGCAATCAGGAAGGCAACTGAGGTCTGCAACAACCTTCCTATACCAAGTACTCATTAATAATCCTCGTCTTCGTCTTCAAATTCTTCTTCTTCAATGTCACCCAAGATTTCAGCAAACGCACTATCAAGTGCAGAATCAGATCCTTTAGCATCCTCTTGTGCTTGTTCTAAGTTGACAAAGTCTTCTGATGCTTGCAAATATGCCAGTGCGGCATCTGGGCGCTCTTTCTTGTCAATATAAGGCTTAACCGCTAGCCACATCTCAACTAGCATTTCTCCTGATGTGTCACTCATTATATTTTTCTCCATATACCCACTGTCGGTGGTCAGCGATACTTAGCTGACTTTTGCTTTTTGTGTTACCATTTTAGACAAATACTCTTCGCTTTCAATCCACTTGTTATTAACAAGGAATCCCCACTGGCGTGTTTGTGGACCTGGCATGAATAATGTCCAAGGAGTTACACCAGGAGCAAGCTCAATACGATGATAGCTGTTAGCGCCACATATACGAAAATGGCCGGGTCCTCTCCATTTACGTACCTCACACGATTTAGTACCATCTGCGTTAAATTGTGGAATCCATTCATAGTATCCGCCTTTTAAAATTAAAGTAGCGTAAGGCCATGGATGATCATGCACGTCATCGGGATCTGATTTAAGGAACTTGTGTACAAACACATTAAATGGAAACCGTGTTCTGTCTTTAAGGAAAACATAATATCTTTCTAGTAGTGGTTCATCTGCACGACGATCCATGATAACACGGTGTCGTCCTAATCGTTGCATGAGTTTTTTAATCATCCGCAAATCCATTCAAAATGAGATATACACCATCGTCGCTTCGTTGTATGCTAACGTCTTTGCTGAACCCAGCGTAGTGGAATACGCCTTGTTCAACTTTGCGAAAGCAGTCAATCATGATTTCTGGATCACCCATGACATCAGCATGGATCATCTCCTGCTCATACAATGTTTGCAGTTGTTCGATTAGATCTTTAATAAGCATAACACATTATAACAGAAAATACTGTTAAGGCCAATGAGGAGTTTCACCAAGTAAGACACGAATGGTTTGGAACTCTTTCCAAGCATCTCGATACATTGAGTTTTCGTGTAGCAATTCTAAATGTCGTTCTTTGTTTTCAATAAAGAATTGTGTTACATCACTTGGGCCGCCTGTGTATCCGCTTGAGGTTCGAGATGTATATTTGCGATTGGCGTAATCAATTGCATGATGTATATCTGCTTCCATACGTTCCAATCTTTCAATTGTACGTTCGTCAAGTTCGACGGTATACACTTGTTCTTCTCTTGCAACATAACGTTCAGACCAGTCAATCCGGCCGTCTTCTCGATCGCTGGCCCAATTCATATAACCAGGATCTTCCCAACGGCGCAAGGTGTGCCGACCCGTGATCTTTACACCTTGCTGTAGCAACCATTTTTCATGGTCAAGTGCCATTTATTCCTCGACTACTTCGGGAGCTTCTGCAGGAACACTCTTGTCAAAGATGTGTGGGTTAGCAGTAATGTCAGCCATTACACGATCCAAACATCCGTCATCGTTGCGTTCCCATCCCTTGCGGAACTTCTTGATAATCTCACCATCGGCTGTTGTGTAAAGCAAGCTATTGCCTTCCTTCTTCAACATACCTTTGCCTTCGATCAAGTCTGTTAAACCAGAGTAAGGATTCATACCTGTTTCGTAAGGAATCTTAACTTGGACTGATTCAAAAGGCTTGGCATAACGTGTCTTCATGATTTTACATGCGGCACGAATACCTTTAACTTCTGAAATCTTGTTGCCGTCTTCATCCTCTTTTAGCTTCAGCTTACGCATAGCAACAACAATAGAAGAAGCGTAGATAAAGCCTTGACCACCGGAGATTTTGTCGTCTGGATCAAACATGTCCTGTGACGCATAAGTGTGGTTGGTTACAACCATACCAATGTTCAAGTCGCCAAACATGTTAACACAGTTACGAACCAATGCCGCAAGTGCCTTGGGCTTACGACCCATGTCACCTTTTAAGTCACCTGCTTGGAACTGGTTAACGTCTGTTGGTGTTAGCAACATACCCAACGAGTCGATTACAAACAGAACCTTTGGACGGTCTGTATCTGGAATGGCCTTGTATTCCTTGACAAAGTCTGTGATCATTTTAGCAACGTCATCGATCATTGCCATGTTTAGCTTTAGTAGCTTTTGTTCACTTGTGTCAACGCCAAGAGCATGTAACCATGCTTCATCGAGTGCGTTTTCTGTATCTACCAAGATAACATAAATGCCCTGTTCTTGTGCGTTCTTGACCAAATTGCCAGAACAGATAAATGACTTACCTGCTCCTGATTCACCAGCAAAAACTGTAACCTTACCCATTGGTACACCTCGATTGAAGTCACCGCTGATAAGATAGTTTAGTGCGTAGTTGTTAGTTGAGATCCAGTCAGTTGGATCGTTGAAGCCAATAGATAGGCCTTCAATTGATTTCGTAATGCTCTTACGAAACTTTGATACGTCAAATGCTTTTGCCATTATATTCCTTTAAGATGAAGGGAGAGCTAGTGCTCTCCCGTGTGTCAATTAGGCTTGACGGCTACGAATCATCTTAAGGATGTCGTCGACACTTGGCTTTGCGCCAGCTTCGGTTGCTGGGGCAGGAGCAGGAGCGGCTGCTTGTGGAGCAGGTGCTGGCTTGCTTGCTACAGGAGCAGGTGTAGCCTTAGGTGCTGGGGTATCCTCATCTGCTTCACCAGCTGGTGCGTTGGCAATTTGCACGCCACTTGGACGATAGAACTTGCCCCACTGCTCTGGGTCGTACAACTTGCCTTCAACGGAAGCTTCGAACATTTCAAAGATTGCTCTTTGTTCGTCAAGGCCTGGACGCTTTGGCATGAAGTCGTTCAAGTTGAACAAGCCGTGTGTAGCAATTGCTTGCAATTCTTCTTCATTCAAGCCACGCTCTTTACGAGCCCAACCAGAAGTAGAGTAGTCAGCATAACCACCTTTTTGTGTCTTGTTCAAGCGGAAGTCTGTACCTGCTTGGTAGTCAGTTGGAATATTTTCCATGTCAGGATCCATCAACGCTTGCTTGATAAGCGTAAAGATTTGTGGAGAGATCACAAAGCGACGGATTGGATTTTCTGGAACGCTGTCTTCTTCCATTGGGCTGTTTACAACGAAGCCTTGGAAAACGTAAGAACGCTTCTTCCAGTATGTGCGGCCAAGTGCTTCCATGTTAGGATCTTTGAACCATGGACGGATAGTGGCATGTACTGGACATGTTTCACCCCACATTTCAACGCAAGGTACTTGCACAAAGACTTTTTTGTTTTCGTCTTGACCAGCGACACCAGCAAATGGGATCTTGATCATCTGACGTTCACGCCAAAAGAATGTGTTTGTTTCGTCTGCGTCTGGGAGGAATCGAAGTGAGGCCGAAGTGCCTTCTGGGATGTTCCAGTGTGCGTAAATGGAATTGTCTCCACCACCTTGTTTAGTGCCACTGGATTTTTGTGCTTGCTCTGCTAGTCGGGCGCGGATTTCTGCTAATGTTGCCATAATGTTTTACCTTTAATGAGTTAAGTTTGAGTGTTAAGCCCTATAGCGGACTAAAACAACACATGCGTTTTTCTTGTGCATGTGTTGTATTATACTTATGACTGCAAATTAAAGCAATAGGCTTTTTAGCCGTATTTCGGACAAATTAGCCGAAAAGGCGATTTAAGGATGTTTCAAGGTCAGCAACTGCTTCAGACACCATGTCGTTAGGTTTGATTGGTGCTTGGCCTGGTTTGTTGGCTGGTAGTTGGTATTCAGTGATACCACTTAGGTCACCTGTACGTGCGGCACGTTCCATCATACGCTTTAGCATAATAACTTCGCTTTTACCACGAGAGCGGATATTGTTTACTTGGTCCGTTTCTTCTAGTCGTTTGCTCCAACGTAGAAGTTCCATAATGTCCTTGCGACGACGGGAAATTTCAACAATCTTGGTACCAAGTTCGTCCCAAGGTTTGCCACCAGACTCTACGTGTAAAGCCATAACGCGAGCACCTAATAAGTGGTTGTATGGGAAACGGAAACGCTCGCCATCCTTTTCCACAAATAGAGCTTGAATGTTTCGGCTACGTGCGCCTGGCTTTTCTTCAGTAACTGACTTGGTGTGAGCCAAACGAATTTGTGTGCTACCTAATGGATGGTAGCTGATCTTTAAACTATTGCGGCCTTCTGTAACTGTTTCGGTACGATGAGCCATTTTCTTTGGTTCAATGTCACCTTCGTAACTACGGATAGTTGTACCGTACAAATAACGTCTAGCAACTGCTTGGACACGTGGTTTGAATTCTTTCTTAAACCATTCTACATCAGTAGTACTTGGGTCATACCATACTTCAACGTCAGTGTTGTCGTAGTTGACCATGACCATAATGTTTTGATCTGGTACGTATTGATATACTGCTTGCTCTTGGTCAAGAGTACCTTTACCGTCTACATCTTTAAATGTAGAATTGTGGCTTACCCCTGCTACTGTAGCGGCTAGTTCTTTGGTTAGTTGTTCTCTTGTAGGCATAGTTATATTTAGTTATAGAAAGCCAATTGGCATTGGTCTTAATACTTCATCTGTGCCTGCATTTACAAGCCTGTCATACGTGCTAGTATCCCAAGTCATAACAACTTCGGTCATACGTAACACTAAAATAGTCGCCATAACCAAGTCGTCGGTTTCCCCGTCTTTTGCCGCAAAACTGGCGCCACGGGCAATAAAGTTCTTTAGCTCGCGCAATAAGTTATGACTGTAAATTGTCATCTTATCGCTTTCGACGTAGTTCTTTAAACGCATACACGCTGTAATTTTAGTCTTGTGCGTAGTGTTAAAACCTCTACGTCCACGGCTTTGGCCAGCACGACGAATTTCCTGCACAAACGTACCTGGGATGTGTTCTTCCCCAAATTCACGAATACTAATTAGGGCCGCTTCGCCGATGGTGTTGTTTTCTACTGACCAATACAACTCAACGTTACCTTTAGTTTCATCTTGCATCCACTTTAAAATAGAAACAAGAGTACGAAGCTGTCCTTGGATATCAGTTTTATTGTGTTGCCATTCTGCTACTTGTTCTAGTTCGGGTAGTTTAAATACTTGGATAGCCGCAGGGTCTCCGCCTGTACCTAAACTTGGATCCCATCCAATAACGTATGCGCTTTGCTGTTGTGGGTACTTGTAAATGCGAACTTGACCCATCTTACCATTTGGGTCTTTGCTTTCCATTGTAATCAACTTCATTGAGTTGACTAGCGTTTCGTCAGCAATAACGAACTCGCATTCGTGTTCACGTAGGAAACGTTCTTCACCAATCTTGACACGTTCTGTTGCTGCCCATGCTTCATCACGATCTGGGTGTGCGCTCCAAATAAACTTGATACTTGCAAAGCCGTTACGGCCTAGCTTTTGTGTATTACCATAGTCGTCAATGTTCTTAGTAGCATCCTTCCAGATACGAGCAAACTGGTCATCGTCTTGGTTAGGAGTACTTGTAATAATACACTTACCACCTGTTGACAGTGTAGGTGAAATAGAAGTCCAGAACTCACTTGCAATACGTGGCTTAACGAATGCAAACTCGTCACAATAAATTAGGGACAATGACATACCACGAGCAGTTGTTTCTGTTGTAGTAGTTGAGATAATACGGCTACCGTTATCAAAGTCGATGCTACCTTTGTTGTAACTTGTAGCGCCAGCCTTTAAAAATTCAGGAAGTGTTTCGTATGTGTAACGAACACGTTGCATAATTTCTTGGGCACCAGCAAACTTGTGTGCGGCAATAAGAATAGTTTGATCTGCCATGAACATAGCACGCCATACAAGATAAGCTGCCGCACATGCAGTCTTACCCATTTGTCGTCCAAGCATGTTGATACTGTAACGATTGTTATGATAACAATCAATTAGTTCACGTTGATAATCAAACAGTTTAAATTTTACTTTACCTTTTGTAGGGTGTTGCACCCAGCAATAGTTGTCAATAAAGTAAATAGGATCTGTTGCACAGATGGCAAGTTCACGGACATGTTCGTCCGTGAACTTTTCTACTTTAAAAGGAGTCTTTACAAAAGTATTTTCGCCAGCCATTCGGCTTCCTAATTACTTCTTGCGGCTGATAGACTCAGCAACAAACTTTCGGTATTCGCCCATTGCGTCTTGAAACTTCTGCTCTACAGTAGATTCTTCTAGACCCATTGGGTTTTCACCTTGGCCGTTAGCACGGTTTGCACCGTATGCTTTATTACCGGCGGCGTCGCCTTTTCCACTTGGTAAAGAATCAAACTCAGTTGGCTCGTTCATCGAAGTGCCTTCTGGGCTGTTCATTAGTTTGCTTTCAGCAAAACCAGATAGCTTCATAATGCGACCTAGTTCGTCTGTGTATGCTTCGCCTTCGTATACGCCTTGGCCAAAAACAGAGTTAGTTGCAGGAGCTTCTTCCTTAACTTCTTTGTCTTTGTCTGCCCAGTCTGGTACACCGTCACCGTCAGCATCTGGCTTCTTGTTGTCGTCTTTGTCGTCGGCTTTATCTTCAGCTGGCTTGTCGCCGTTCTTCTTAGCAATCATTTTTGCAAATGCGGCTTTTTGTGCGGCGCTTTGTGCTTCGTTTGTAACACCAGCTAATTGAAGGATACGTGCTGTTTCTTCGTCTAGCTCTTCTGACTCACCGACTTCTTTCTTTGCCGCTTCATCATCGGCCTTTTTACGAGCTTCTTCTTCGTCATCAGTTTCTGTACCGCCGTATACACCAGAACCTGCTTGGTGTGTTAAGCCAGTTGCAGTTTGTGTTACTTTACCACCCTTAGAAGTGTATGATGTATCGCCAACTGCTTCTTCGACATCATCTTCCTCTTCAGATTCTTCCTCTTCAGATTCGCCGCCTTGTTCTGCTTCGTGATCAGCCATGTCATGGTCGCCATCGCCATCAACATCGCCTGGTACATCGTCTGCTGCCACTGTAGGTTCTGCACCAACGTACATAACTGCCGGCTCTTCTGCACCTGGCATTTCGCCTGGAACTTCTGCTGGACCATCAGCCGCAACGCCACCAACTTGAATACCTG